GGGCAATCTTTTGTTGATCGTCTAGGTTCTCTCCCTCTAACTTAACCCAAGCTGCCTTGGGATCACCTTGCTCACAAGTGGCAATCAGTTCAACTGCCATCTCTTGTAAGTACTGTAATTCTTCTGGAGGAATATCATCTGTTGCACCCTGAGTAGGTGTGATAACTACTGATCTGCCCTCTTCTGGAAGGTCTTCTCCCGCATAAATGTAGAGTCCCAAGCCATGCAGACTCAGGGCTTTTGTCATACAACGCATGATGGCAGTATTGACTGCAAAAGCATCAGGATTAGGGATTGCCTTGTTTCTGTAGTCCATCACAGGAAGTTGACAGGTCATTGGTTTGCCAAACATGGTGGCAGTAACAAACACCATTGCCGTACCATTGATATCCATGAAACACTTGTCTCCAAACATCTCTACCTTGTAGGAAGCAGTAGGATCGGCTTTGAGAGCCTCTGCCCATGCCCAAGCCCATGACAGATAGGTAAGGTTGTTTTTCTTCTCTGTATGAGAATTAACATCTTTTTTAAGTAACGCTTCTATTGACATATTCACTCCTTTAAAAATTATCGTTTAACTCTTGATCAATGATTTGTGTTTGTTGGTCAAGGTCTAAATCCTTGAACTCGATAAAGTCTGCTTCTTGGCAGCAAACTATTCTGTTTCCCTTGATTGTCAGACAATAAGGACAGTATTTAATGTCAGAAAACTCTTCCAAATAGGTCTGAAATAGTGATTTCATGTTAGTGGAGACTGTCGTAAGCCATTTCCCAAAGAACATCAGCCGCCAGATCGGAGAGTCTAATTAACTCATCGTCTGTCAATGGTGTTCCATCTTCGTAGCATCCACCTGAAAAGTAAGCATCAGAGAAGTCTGGATAATCTCTGCTATCTACCCCATCTACTTCTAGGTCTATGACCTTTTTTCCATTAAGAATCGGCATTATTCGCCCCTTGCTTTGAGCATGGCATCGGCTTGTTGATAAGCTGATTCAGCAATTTCATAAATGGTTGAAAAATCACAATCTTCATTGTGAAGAATTGCGTCCTCAATTCTCAATGAGTGCATAGCTTTAGCCGCAAAGTAGTCACGCAATGTCATGCCATTCCGCTGAGGCAAATGCCCCTCATATTCGCAAGGAAACGCTGGTTGGTTTTTCATATTCACTCCTATTTGTTTATCAAAGATGTCCGTTTTTGCAATTCGTCCCTGCATGACCCCTAATGGAATCAGTTGGCTCAAGTTTCGATGGCATTGCAACTTTTTAGCATGATGGACTTCACACAGGTACTTAGCCAACGCCTTTAATGTGCCACAGGTTTTACAACTATTTAATAGGGGTTTTCCCTACTTACGCAAAGTTTTTTCTATGCTAATCTGAAAAGACTTGTCCTATTAGTAAATAGTCCTTCTACCTACTTCCTTCTTCTTATGCACGTTGAAATACTTGAACAAAGATGCGCTGAAGCCTTGCTTGGGTACTCTCAAACAATGGCAGATGCTTATACAACCGAACCAGAGGACTTAGATGCTTCTATTACTGCTTTGCTTGGCAGAACGCTAGAACTACATCTAAACCGCAAAATCAATTTGGAGAACCTTTTCAAATGACTCAAGCCATGATCATTAAAGCTCTACAGAATGGGCCACTTACTTCACAAGAAGTCTGTGATTTAACAGGGATGCCTAAATCCTCTGTATTGTCCACAGCTAAGAAGTTGAGATACAAAGGTGAGTTAACCACAGAAGAGGTCAAGGTTGGTCGCTACAGAGTTGCCAGGTACACCCTTGCTGACCACTTGATTGAGAGTAAGCCAAAAGACGAAACTCGCTGCTTACTAAACCCTTTTGACATCAGGAACGCCAAGGGTATCTTTAGTAAAGCAGAGTATGCGGTGATGAACGCACAAGCTAAACGATTGCTTGGTAGACCAAAACCTGCAAAAGAGATCACAAATAATCAATTTATTTAAAAAAACTTCTTGACATCTCTTTGTTTTGTGTATAATCCAACTTGTCTGAGTGGCATCAGGCGATGAAAAGAATTGAGAACCCCATAGATTCCTGTGTGGTCTTGCCTGACAACAGGCGAACTTTTGATTCTTTTCAATCGTTTGTTGTTGCTCTCGCCAAGAGCCAAGACCACAGAGTGATTTATGGGGTTTTTGCTTTTGGGGACTGTAAGGATTGCAGACCAAAGTTAGCTGCAAGTAAAGTAGGACTCAGAACCTAGCCATTAGAGACTGGACACAGGTAGACCGCTCGTAAGGCCGCCGTAACTGTGTTGAGAGGCAACGGGGGAACTATCCCAAGCCAAGCCCACATGAGTGACCCGAAAGGGGTGCAGGAACGGGCAGATAGGACGCTCTGAGGCGTGTAATCCTGCAAGCTATGCAATCAGTAAGGTATAGCCCAATGTTCGTCCCAGACTTGTCTGAAACTAGCATAGGTACTCACTAATCTTGTTAACTCAGGATTAGGTGAGTATTTGCCAATTTGAACCCGACTGAACTGAACTAGCATATATAGGAAATGTATGAACTACTTAGTTAACCCGAACAAACCTTCCTCTCGTGCTCACCTTTGGGATGATGGAGATACATACTGCAAGATGTATTTAACTGGTGGGATGAGAAAGAAAAAATACAGGGTTTATCCTGATTCACAGGACAGGGAAATTTGTTTAATGTGTGGGAATGTTTGGAAACAAATACACACATACAAGGATGAACATGGAAAAGTTTGAATTATTTTGGGCAGCATGGCCTAAGTCATTTAGAAAAGGTGGCAAGGCTGCCTGTCTTGTAAAGTGGAAAAAGTACTACTGTGAAACCTGTGCAGATCAGATCATTAAGCACATTGAGTGGATGAAAACAACTGATGCTTGGAGAAAAGACGATGGTGCTTTTATTCCTGCACCTTTGGTCTATTTGAACCAACAAAGATGGGATGGGGCAGAGATTCCAGAATCATTCGGGATCAAAGTTGAAGTGAAAATTGATCCTGCCTTGGCAAAGATTGAGGCCGACAGAAAAAAAGCCGCCCCTATGCCTGAACATATCCGAGCAAGACTAGCTGAACTAAGGAAATAAAAATGCGTTTACAAGATTCATACCCAACAGAAGTTTATGTTTCTGATTGCGGTTATTTTGTTATCAAACAAGAGTGTTTTGAATGCGGTCGTGAAACTCAATTCTTAATCTCACCTCAACAAACCAAAATTTTGTTTAACTTGCTACCAGATTTAATGAAAGAACAAACAACTAAATGGACTGGCATTTATACGCCATCAGAAGAATGAACTACTTTGAAGCAATGAGACTCTTAGACAAGGTGCGTGAGGGAGTTCCTTACCCTCTCCACTTGATAAACAAAGCCTTAGAGCTTACTGGCGACCTAGAGTAAACCCCTATGGCTTATTCGAGAAAAACAATATCCAATGAGAGCGACAGAGTGATCCTAGAGCAAGCAGAGGCTAGGGAACTCTATCGCAATTGGGAATGGGGAAAGAATCGTGATCTCATTCGTGCCAGACTTGAGAGAGCAGAAAGAATTTATGGCACTGGTGCTAGAGACAGAATCCGAGAATATATGAACAGAATTAAAGATGGGACATTGCTATGAGCTTCATGGTCACTTTCAAGGTAGACGCTAACCCTGTTGGCAAACAAAGAGCAAGATACGCCAAACGTGGAAACTTTGTCCAAACTTACACCCCTGACAAAACAAGAAACTATGAGACTTTAATCAAAGAAGCCGCCATAGAAGCAATGGGAAGTAGCGAACCATTGGAAACCCCTGTAACGCTGTATTTGTACATCAGAGCGCCAATCCCTAAGTCTTTGTCCAAAAAGCGCATAGAAGCCTGTTTAAACGGCTTAGAGAAGCCAATTAAGAAGCCAGATGCATCCAATGTGCTTAAAAGTGTAGAAGACGCTATGAATGGAGTTGTTTACAAGGATGATTCTCAGATTGTGAATATCCATGTTTCCAAGGTTTATTCAAGTGTTTCAGGAGTAGATGTTTGCGTTAAGGAGTGTTTGGAATGAGCAACCCATTTGAGATTATTGAGCCAACTTGTATTAACTTCTCAGGAGGTAGAACATCGGCTTATATGCTTTATCGAATCCTACAGGCTCACGACATGAGCCTCCCACCCGAAGCAATTGTCTGTTTTGCAAATACTGGGAAAGAGTGCGAGGAGACCTTGGAGTTTGTCCATGCTTGCGAGACAAACTGGGGTGTCAAAATAAATTGGCTTGAGTACAAAGCCCACGAAGTGCCAAAAGAGAGGTTTAAGGTTGTAACTTACGAAACAGCAAGCCGAAATGGTGAGCCTTTCTTTGACTCAATTAACCAAAACGGCAAGCCATATCTTCCAAATCCAGTTGCCAGGATATGCACAATCAACATGAAGATTCGGGTAATTCACCATTATTTGAAGTCCTTGGGTTGGCATCACAACGAAAACATGGATTGGGTGGGGATTCGAGCAGATGAGCAAAGAAGGGCAGCCAAGATTGACCGAAGCAGAACACCCTTAGTGGCGGCAGGAATCACAAAGGAACACGTTGGAGCATTTTGGAAAAGCCATGTATTTGACCTTAAATTGCCAAACAACAATGGGGTAACGATGCACGGGAATTGTGATTTGTGCTTTTTAAAGCCAGCCCACCAGATTCAGTCCCTGATCCAAGAAAAGCCAGAAAGGGCTTTATGGTGGATGAAGATGGAAGCTCACGCCAATAGTTCAAACAAGACCTATGGCGATGGAGCAAAGTTCCGCAAAGACCGCCCAAGTTATGCAGAAATGCACAAATATGCTTTGGCTCAGACAGATATGTTTGACAAAAACGAAGAGGGAATATCTTGTTTCTGCGGAGATTAGGGTAAATCCCTATTCAAACACCAATCAAACAAGACTAACATTTAATTTTTAACAGGAGTCAATGATGGAAAAAACTTGGGAATTTGACACAACCACAGGCGAAGGTAGCGAGATCGTTACAGTAGTTTACGAGTATGAGAACGATGGTGAAACTACCTATAACGAGTCGATCAAAGAGGTTTGGTTTGAGGGTCGCAATGTCATCGGGCTATTCTCTGACGAACACTTCAAAGAACTCGAAATGGAAGCAGCAATGCGTTTCCAACACCATAAGCTGAACTACAAGCACGAATGAGAAAGCGAACTAAACGCAAGGTCTGGGCATTGATTGACCCACTTACTCACGCAATAGTAGGTGCGTCAATCACCCACAGAGACAAACTAGACAAGCTCAGAATGATGGAATACTCAGCACTAGAAGCAATGACAAAGGGACAAGGAACAGTAACCGATTGGCGTACCCTTGTTGACGTTCTAAACCTAAGTGAAACGATGGCAAGGCACAACATCGGAAAAGATGAGGTCTTACCAGTTTGCCAAAAAGCACAAGATGCCTTACATCAAGCGGCAGAACGCTACCAAAACACAATGAAAATGGGTTTATCAGGTGAAGGCATTAAAGCGGTGAGGGATTTAATTGAATATGCTGATTTACAACAATCAAGCATTAGTCGATCAGAATTCGAGAGATATATTAAGAAAACCAAAGATTATATTAAATCAAATAATGATTTAGTCGTGGAGATAATATGAACGAGCCAACTAAAGCCATTCAATACATAATAGATACTGCTCCACTATATGCCAAAGCCAAAGCCGACAGAATGTATTTAGACGAATACAGACGCAGTAAACACGCACAACTAAAAAGTCTTGCGGGTACTGAGGTACTTGGAAAACAGGACACCTTTGCTTATGCCCACCCAGAATACATCGAGATTTTGGAGGGTATTAGACAAGCCGTAGAGCTTGAGGAGCGTTACCGATGGCTAATGACGGCTGCTCAGGCACGGGTGGAGTGCTGGAGAACCGCCCAATATTCAGCCCGCATTGAGCAAAAAGCAACCCAATGAATAACAAACTAAACGCAAAAGAGAGGTTGCACCTAGCAAGGGTTAAAAACCTCCCGTGTAGCGTTTGCCAGGCACAAGGCCCAAGCGAAGCCCATCATTACAAGCAAGGTCTTCAATACACTTGCATAGCCCTTTGTGTTGATTGCCACAGAAACCCAGTGCTTGGATGGCATGGGCAAAAGAGGGCTTGGGCTATCAATAAAATGGATGAAATAGACGCATTGAATGAAACCATCCGCAGATTGTGTGAGGATATGCCTTTAAAAAGCGATAAAAGCCCCTTTTAAGACGTTTTTCAGGGCTTGTGCATACCAACTATGCCAGACGTAAAAAAAGAGCCTATAGCCCTTATTTGACAGACAACAAAAAACCCTCCGTAGAGGGCTTGAAATTAGCGTTTTGTAAGTATTCGCAAAATTAGGGCTAATGTTGCATAGATCATAAAGCCCCTTAATAAACGCAAATGCCACGGGAATAATAAGAATCTACATTTTTGCCCTCTGGGATATCATCAGGGCGAATCAAATAAAGCGCTGCACCCCTTGGATCACCTTGGATATAGGGCTTAATTTCAACTTGTGACATAGGGCAGCCTTGAAAAGCCCATTCCCTAGTGTTTCTCATGCCAATAAAATGATTAAGACGCTTTTTAGCCCCTTTTTCTCTGTCTGCAATGGGTGAGAGTTTGCCTGAGTATTCACTACGCCAAAAAGGTTTGCCAGCCTCATCCCGTTCAACACACCCGCCATCGATACCGCATTCAAGCTCATGCCATCTTTGCAAGGTCATGCTTATTTTGCGAAGTTTCTCAGCCTCAAACGCTGTAAAACCTAAGTTTATAAGAGTATTTTCTTGTGCTGTAATGCGCTGTTTTTCACGTTTTGTCATTGCCATGTTGACACCTATAAATTGAAAACCTTGGGAAATTCCAAGGCCATAAGCCCCTAAATTAAGGGCTTACAGTCTTAAAATTAAGCGTTTTCAGGCACTTCTACGGGTTTCACAGAGGGTATATAGCACCATGCGGGCACTTTGGCTGGGTGTTCTTTTCCCATAGGCATGATGACTCCAATAAAACTGTCATCTAATGGAAAACTGACAATAGCACTTGAAGTTCCCCGTTGCAAAACTGCAGGAATCTGACGTTTTCCAAAAAGTTCCTCAGATACATCTACAAAACGCACCATCAGATCAGGGTTAAAAGTACCAGGCGAATTATCCTCAGGCTTGAAAATTAAGGGAATCACTCTGTCAGTATCTGGAAACCTTGCGTCATGCGCTGAAAAACGGGTAGTTGACTGAGAATCAATACACTCTACTGATAAGCCGTTAACGTCAAAATGAAGCCACTCGTCAGACTGTTTTTTAGTTCCTTTTAGCTTTGCAAGTGCATCAGTAGGCAAAACAACATTGATTTTTGTATCTGACCTGATTCCATCAATCAATAAACGGCCTAGAACATGGCCATCAGTAGCTTCTAAGTACGTTCCCCGATTGTCACGGACAACATTGATGCCTTGCAAATAGTAGCGAATATCTTTTTTAGCTGCCAAGTGGAGCATGGCGCGGATAGATTTGCGTTGAATTGAGAATTTCATTGTGAACACCTATTGAATTGAAATAGTGCAACATTGCACCGCATAAGCCCAACCCGTGAGCTTATACGTTGAAATTTTACTTTATGAGCACGTCAAAATAAGCCAACATGAGAGACAAAGCCACGCAAAAAAGCACAATGCCCCCGATAGTTTCAAGAATGATAGTTTTCATATGTTGACCTCTTAGCCGTTTTTAGCGATAAGGTTGAAAGAACGGAGATAGTCTCTAGCTGCCTGGTAAGTATCGGTCATGATCTTATCGGCTAAGTCGCCTTGTTTATAGAGCTTGACAATGTAATAACCGCTTGGCAATGTGCGCTCAAAAGTAGTGTAATTGCCGTTTTTTTGTTCAGTAATTTTCATGATATTAACGCCTATTTATTGCACTTTCCGATTGAAAGTAGGATAAGAATAGCACCAAAAAAATAAAAAAAACATAGGGATAAACCCTTAGATGATAGAATTTATTTAAATTATTTATTCAAGGGGATGGAAATGGCGGGAAGACCCTCAAGCCCTCAGACAAGGAATTTTCTCAGAAGATTGTCAGACCCTCAGAGAATGATACTGTTGGCGGCGGGAAATGGTGACTTGTCCAAAGGTTTTGAAAACGTATTAGACCTTTATCACTATGCCCACAATGAGGGATATAGATCAGGCATGGAATTGAATTCCTTACAAATAGGCCGCGCAACAACAAGCAACCCCAATTCAGATCAATCTATAGTAGGTAAGGTAAGAGAAGATATAAGGGAAGACAAGGTAAACGGGTAAGCCTGGAATAATTCAAGTACATCAAAATAGGTGCATCTGTCTCGTTCATGCAACTAGTTATAAATCATAACGATCTAGGG